GCTCAGGCTGGTCTTGACGTCGCTACTAAGATTGCCGTTCCTCTTGATCAGGTACAGTCTGGTCTGTATGACATCTTCTCGTCGATGGACGTGAACATGTCTCAGGCACAGTTCCTGTTGACGAACTTCTCCAAGGAAGCTGTTGCAGGTCAGGTAAACCTTTCGGTCGCTGAGAAGGCGACCATTGGTGTTATGAACTCGTACAAGATGAAAGTTCAAGATGTCACGAAGGTTCAAGACATCATGTTCAACCTTGTCAAGTACGGTGTTGGTACATATGCAGACTTTGCTAATGTCATTGGTCTAGTAACACCTTCTGCTGTTCGAGCGAATCAGACGTTCCAGCAGACTGCCGCTCTTATGGCTTTCACGACTCGTAACGGCTTGAGTGCCTCTGAGGCAGCTTCTGCCGTTGCTCGAGGTATGGATGCTATCGGTAAGTCTCGAGACAGTATCCAGAAGTATGGTCAGATCGTAACTGGTGCTCTGGGCGATGCTACTGCAGCGAAGCTAGGCATTACAGCTAACAGCATGCTCAAGATGACGGATGCAAGCGGTAAGCTGCTCCCCATCAACCAGATCATGACTGAGCTTGGATCGTCCCTCAAGAACTTGAACCCGACGCAGCTGAACGATGTTCTAGTTGCTATGTTCAAGGGTACTGGCGGAACTATTCAGGCTATGCGGTTCATCACGCTAGCAGTGAAGAACTATGGCCAGTTGAATAACATGGTTAAGCAGATGGGTGCCAGTAAGGGTGCTCTGCAGGCTGCTTACAACATCATGGCGAACACGCCTGCGATGAAGATTCAGCTCATGAAGAATAACTTCCAGGCGCTGATGATCACGGTCGGGAACGATCTGCTTCCCGTGTTGGGTGCTGCAGCTAAGGTCTTCGCAAACCTGTTCAGCATCATCACCAAGATCCCTGCACCGATTCTGAAGATTGCAACGATCTTTGGAGTCGTCGCTTCTGTTGGATTGGTCATTGCAGGTGTCATCGTTGCGCTCACGGGTGCCTGGCTAGTCTTCAGTACGATCCTAGCAGCGTCTGAAGTTGCTATCCTTCCTCTCATCGGTACTGTGCTTGCCATCGTAGCGGTTGTAGCATTGCTGGCAGTTGCTGCCTATGAGATCTACAGCCACTGGGGTGCAATATCATCGTTCTTCGTCTCCCTGTGGAACACTGTCAAGAAGTATACCATCCAGTACTGGAACGATATCGTCGGAGCTCTTGGCGACGCTTGGAACACTGTCGTCAACTTCTTCGAGCCAGGACTGAAGGGCTTTGTAGACTTCTGGGTGAGTGCCTGGACTACTGTTCTCAACTTCATTACAGGAGTCTGGAACGGTATCATAGGCGTCTTCAAGGACGTCGAGAACTGGGTTGCTAGCAACTTCGACAAGTGGTGGTTGACGCACGGCGAGTCTGTTAAAGAGATCTGGAACTCTATCTGGGGCGCAGCCTCAAGTCAGTTCAAAGAGTTCTGGTCTATAGTTTCAGGTATTGCAACAGCCTACTGGTCTATCCTGACGGCTGAGTTCAAGATCGGTTGGGAGATTATCTCAACCGTCTTCAAGGTCTACGCTAACATCATCATCGGCCTGTTCAAGGTTATGTGGACAATGCTATCGACAGTTGCTAAGATAGCATGGGATGCTCTAACGCTCATCTTCAAGATAGCCTGGGACGTTATCGCCCTAGTCTTTGAAGCTGCCTGGAATGTAATCGTTACAGCGTTCAAGGTGTTCTGGGCAATCTTTACGGCCGTTGGCAAGATAGCCTTTGCGACCATTACGCTCATGTGGAAGATTGTCTGGGACACGCTAGTCGTGATCTTCAACCTCTTCCTCGACTTGATTACAGGTCACTGGCACACAGCGTGGATGGACATTCTCAACTATGCACACCAGATAGGTAACGCGCTCTACGCCTGGGGCGCAACATTCTGGCATGCACTACAGTCAGCTTGGGAAGCGATCTGGAACGCTCTCAAGGCTGGCTGGATCGCTATCTGGCACGACCTGTACAACACGTTCCATACGATTGGCAATCAGCTTTACTCCTTCGGTGTGTCTGTCTGGAACAATATCAAGAATGCCTGGAGTAACATCTGGCACTCCATCTACAGCACTAGTATGGCTGTCTGGGGAGACGTTAAGGGCGGCGTCTCTAGGATCTGGGCCGATATTGTTCAGGGCGCTAAGAACACTGTCGGAGGCCTCAAGAGTGTCTGGGGAGGCATTGAGAGTGCCTTCAAGGGTCCTGTCAACTTCGTAATCAGGTACGCGTACGACGATGGTCTGAGGGCTATCTGGAACGGTACCATGAACGCCATCGGTCTAGGCAAGCTCAACCTCCCGGCTGTGAAGACCTTGGCCACAGGAGGGAAGCTCGGCGGCTTTGGTGGTGGGGACCGAAACCTTGCACTACTTGAAGATGGCGAAGCTGTCATTGACAAGCACAGGACGAGGAAGTACGCACCACTCCTGAAGGCTATGGGTGTTCCAGGCTTTGCAGGCGGAGGCCTTGTCAACATAAGCAAGATGGTACTCGCCGCTACTACTGGTAATGAAACAGCCTTTGCCAATGACTTGATAAACACCCTAGTGACGAGTAGCGGTGCCAAGGGCGAGCTCGGCAATATGATATCTACCTTCCCCAAGGCACTTGCGAGGAAGATGGTATCTGGTGCCTGGAGTGCCATTGGTAGTCAGGCTGTCAAGTCTGCTGCTGGAGCTATTGGCCTAAGCGGCATCGCCAACTCCAGTGCCTTGGCAGCTCTGAAGTCGGCAGCTGCAAAGAAGGGTTGGGTCGGCGGTCAGTGGACGGCACTGAACTCCGTCGAGATGGCTGAGGCTGGATATAACATCCACGCGCAGAACCCAACTAGTGGTGCTTACGGCCTAGCACAGTTCATTAACGGAGCTGGAGAGTACGCCCAGTACGGCGGCAACTCTACGACAGCAGCTGGACAGGCTGTAGCAATGGTAAACTACATTGCACAACGATACGGTAACCCTGTCAACGCTTGGAACCATGAGACAGCTTTCCACTGGTACAAGAACGGCTTCTCAGGTGATGTTACCAAGCCTACGATCTTCGGTGCTGGTGAAGCAGGTCGTGAGCACGTCGAGATTACGCCTGCAGGCAAGAAGACTGGTCCTACTCAGAACTTCTACATCACGACGCAGGAGATCAATCCTCGTTACCATGCAGCGCAGTTGGGCTTTGAACTGGCAAGGAGGTCTAGCTGATGCCTACGTTGGTCGATGACTACTCGTTCCAGTTCGGTGACACTGGAACCATCTTGAACACCGACGACATGAGCTTGCCGTTCATTGACGTCACACAGGTAACTGGTCTCGATGCAGCTCCGCAGCGGAGTACTACTGATGAGCATCAGGGCCTAGACGGTACCTACATTGACAATCCTTACATGTCAATGCGTACGGTTGTGGTAACAGGGAACTTGTACACGGATCCAGCTGATCCCGATACTCTTCTGAACCAGCTTCGAGCGGACTACAACGCAAGCCTGGTTAGGCCTTTCTACTTTCAGCTGCCTGGTCAAGTACTGAAGTACGTCAATGCTGGAGGCGGCGGCCTTCAGTACAACATTGACACGAATCGCAACATGGGAATAACGGCTGTACAGTTCACGGTGCTTGCAGGCGATCCCTACATCTACGACTACCCACCGCAAGTCAGTTCCGCAGTGGTGCCGCTTACGTTCGATATCGGCGCAGGCTTCAACATGGGCTTCAATGTCGGCTTCGGTGGGTCGATTCCCGTCAGTGCTGTGTCTGGAACTAACTACGGAACGCACACAGCATACCCTGTACTTACAATCGCGGGCCCTGTGGTGAATCCCGTCCTCGCGGACGCGTTTGGTATAACTATGGCATTCAGTACAACCCTTGCAGCTGGCGACCTACTCGTAGTTGATTGCCGTAACAAGTCGGTTGTCTTGAACGGTACAGTTAGCCGTAGGACAACTCTTGCAGGACTGAAGTGGTTCTCAGTCCCGAAGGGTATGACAGAGTCAGTTGCCTTTTCTGCCGACTCTGGAACAGGTACACTAACTATGTCTTTGAGCTCGACGTACTACTAGGAGCGACATGCCTATCAACCCACCATATGTGTGTCAGGGGAGGACAGACCACCCTGCGCAGTTGTTTCGAATGGCTCTTGCTGGGTCTGCTGTAAACCCTCAGGCTGTCGGCTCTACGGTGTCGGCAGGCGGCGTCTCCCAGCAGTTCGGCAACGCTCTAGCCGTTACAGGACTTGCATCGATGGCTGTCAGCGTTGGAACGGGACTGTGCTACATTCCCAGCTCAACAGCTTGGCAGGGTGAGTATGCTGCCTTTAACACGGGTTCGTTCAACGTCAGCATCTCAGCATCTTCGACTACGCAGTGGCGTCGTGACTACATCGTTGCTCAGGTAACTGACCCTGGCGACAACACTGCTAACTGGAACATCGTGCCAGTCACGGGAACGTTCTCCTCGACGTCACCTGGTGCGCTACCTGCGATCCCGAACAACTCCATTCCGCTAGGCATCGTTAACGTCGTGCCGAACATGACGGTAACAAACGGTGCTGGTACCATTAGCGACGCTCGTAGCTTCATGGCGCTGCCTGGTCCTAAGACCTGTACGTCTTCTTCGAAGCCTGCACTCACTTGTCCCAATGGGACTATGTGGTATGAGACTGACACGAACCAAGTCGGTATCATCGTCGCTGGCGCTTACAAGTATGTCAACATCGGTACAGCGCTTGACACCTTCCATACAGTCACCTACCAGAACGGATGGACGGCACAGGCTGCAGGGCTTGACCTGGAATACACTAGGCTACAGAACGGCCTCATAGCCCTTACAGGACGACTCACTTGCGGGACAACCTTTAGTCCTGGTCCGCAGACGATCGCTACTCTGGGAACAGGTTACAGGCCTGCACAGCCTAGCGCGTTCATTCCGAGCCAGGCACATGGTGGCGTTGGTGCTACGCCGCCGTATGAGATGGACGCATCTGGTCTAGTCGTCGTCGACAGCTCTGGCAACATCAAGGTGTACGGAGCAATGAACGCAGGCCAGTTCTTGGAAATCGGCGGAAGCTTCGTGGCAGCATGACAGCTCAGTATACCTACCTAGCGACAGACCTAGTGACCAATGCTATACTGGGTGAGCTACCAGTTAACAATGTGTCGCTAGACTGCCAGCTGAACAGTGCTGGTAACCTGTCAGCAGGTATGCGGCTATCGGATCCTCGTCTCGAGAATGACGATGCGATAGCTAGGACTGAACCTGGTAAGACAGCGTTCTGGGCTATTCGAGAGAACACAGTTGTCTGGGGCGGTTGTATCCTCAGCAGGGAATACCAGTCTGATGGCAAGAGCGTCTCGCTTACAGGGCAGACGTTCGAGTGCTATGCCGCTAGGCGCTTCCCGCAGGATGTAATCGCGAACGCAATACAGAACCTGTCGCTAGGTCAAGGTGCAACGATTGACTACCTTTGGAGTCAGCTCCAGTCCTGTGCCAATGGCTCTATTGGAGTAGCTCCAGCCAATGTACCTCTAGTCGATCCTGCGACGACGTTGACTATAACAGGAAGCGACCTCTCAACGTCGTATGGTGACTTGATCACATCTGTCACAGGGCTCGCAGGTGGTCCTGACTATACCATCGCTTGGGGCATAGACCAGAACGGCAACCTTACCAAGCAGCTAGTGGTAGGTACGCCAATTGGAAATGCTCTAGGCGCAACAGACTTGACTATCGACTATCCTGGGCCAGTTAAGAATTACACCTACACGGAGAACTCAAGCTCCGGATCGAATAGATGGTATGCTGTCGGTGACGGCGGAACCACAACAGCCGTGATGGGTGTGTCAACAGACGAGAACAGCCTAGCGAGCGGGTACCCCCTGTGGTGCGGTGTCAATAACTATTCCGGGGTAACTGTCCAGAGTACGATCAATGCTCACTCCGCGTCAGACCTAGCATCTTCACCTATGCCTTTGGTGACTCATGCCGCTGAGCTTGCTGGAAATGGTTTCCCTGAGTTCGGTTCGTACGGCATGGGTGACTACGTTGTCGTGAACATTACCGATCCTAGGTTCAAGGGTGGGTTCACCTTCAACGTTCGTGCTATCGGCTGGAGCATTCAGCCGCCCGATGAGGGCCAAGGCGTCGAGACGATCAACCTCGTCTTCGACGAGTCCACAGGGAGTGGAGGCTAATGGCTAAGTACCAATACGCTAAGCCGTTCGACTTCGTCCGGGACTTTAAAGCTCTGCAGGATGCTGTCAAGGCGTTGCAGCTACGTTCTGGAACTGTTGGGCCTTGGCAACAAGCTGCAATGCAGAACGGCTGGACTGGTACGCTCAACTATCGTAGGACAGATAGGAACGAGATCCAGTTCTCTGCACACTCATTGACTCCTGGGACTATCAGCGCAGGTATTCTTATTGCCATAGTAACGCTCACGCCTCAAGGACCTCATGAGTTCCAGGTTATGACTAGCGGAGCTGTAGGCGCTGGATCACCTAGGATAGCTCTAGACATTTCTGGCAACCTTAACTTGTCCGGTGTAACGACCGGTTCAGACCTTTCTATCGAAGCAATCGTGCCACTAGATATATGAGGTGGTAAGTGTCCATAGGCGACGTCCTGACACTCATGGGCGGCACTGGAGGGGGTGTCGGCCTTGTCATGCTCGCGCTTTTCATCACAGGTTACATCGTTCCTAAGTCTCGTGCAGACGAGATCAAGGAAGAGCGTGACGAGTGGAAACGAACCGCCGAGCTCGAGCGGCAAAGGGCCGATGCGAGTATCGCCGCTGGCCAGATCGTAAAGGATGTAATGGTCAGTCTCCGTAAGGAGCTGGGGCAGTAATGAGATGGCAGTTCTGGAGGAAGCAGGTGCGTGATGTAGAGGTGGCACGCGCAGAGAGGCGACGATCTGAGCGACAGCTCGAGATCGACAAACGAGAGGTAATCAGACCCCTCCACGAGCTACGCGAGACAAACCACGTAGCGGAAATGATCACCGAACTCATACAACGCAAGACGGGAGGTTCAAGCGCCTAATGGAACTGACGCAGCTAATCTGGGGTGTACGCATTCTTGGGTGGGTAACACTTTTGTTCCCCCTAGTGAATGCTGCGTTCTGGCCATGGTGGAAGACAGGTTGGGGCTGGAACCTGATTACATTCGACATGGGCGTGTTCATCTCGATACTTCCATCATGGCTAGGCGTTACGTTCGGCATCAGAGACAACATGAGTGTATACTGGATCGAGATCATCGGTGTCGATCTAGTAATCCTGAACGTGGTCTGGCGAACGTACATCATCATCAGGACGCAAGTGAGAGGAAGAAATCATGACTCTGCATCACGTGTTCGACGCGGCGTATCCTCCGAGAACGGCGCCTAGCTCCTGCTCAGGAGTCCTAGGCTACATCGGCGGTGGAAGGGCCTACAGGACCTGGACGCTCGCAGACTGGGAGCCGTTCGTGAACCTCAAGCAGTTCCCCTGCTGGGTTCCGAAGGGAACAGAGAACGCGGTAGCCGACGCGAAGAACGCAGTCGACAAGGCCAACCAGCTCGGCTGGGTCTCCAAGGGTGGGTCGCGTGTCATCATCTGTGACCTGGAGACGCTCGAGGTTCCCAGCTGGTACCACTCGTGGGCGATGCAGGTCAACGCAATGGGGTACTACTCCGTAGCGTACGGCAGCGCATCGACCATCGACAAGAACAAGGCGACGAACGTCTGGATCGCCCAGTACAATGGCGCACAGAGCCTTCCCACCGACACCCACGCACACCAGTACGCTGAGAACGTCAAGTTCTCCACCACCGAGGTCGACTACTCGATCATCGACGACTGGATGTTTGACAGGGGCGGTGTCGGCAGAAGGCACTAACACCACAGGGCGTCTAGCCTTTCACCTTCGGAGATGCGGCTCTCCTGGTCCGGGTGAAAGGCTAGACTTTTGTTCACTTCAGTTTCTGGAGTAGTTGGTAGCGAGCCATCTGCAAACAGAGCTCAGAGTGGTCAGCTGTCGCGAGGAAGTACATCAGGTGACGTCTGGCATCGTTCGCATGACCATTGTTCGTTGCAGGTGTGATCCGTGCATTGAGTCTCAAGAGCTTTGCGTCTGACATGAAACTCTTAGCAGCGGAAGCGCCTTGCATGATAAGGATCACATCACGCTTCTGGTGTGAAGCCTTGATGATACCGATGTACTCGCATGAAATGAGAAGCGAGAAGTCGTTGTTCCGTTTCTCGAAGCGTTCGCATATGATGATGTCAGGCTTCTTGTTGGCCAGAAGCTTCTGCAAGGTGTAGTGGTGATCGCCTGTAAGTTGTCCGTAGTCTACTAGGTCGACGACACCATCTTCGTCAATGTAGGCAGAGCACCAGCCAGTAGTGCCGCCTGGGTCGAAAGCTAGGATCCTCATCGCTTACCTTCTCCTTCTGTCTCTTAGTCTAAGAGAGTCTAACTAATGACAAAGCGCGTTGGTGTATCGGGGCTTAAGAAGCTTTGTCCTCAGTTAGACTTATATTAGACTTTGATTCTCGCGCGGAATTCTAAGGTGTTGAGCTAAAGCACTCACTTAGTTTTCTGTGTGTCCAGGCCTTCAAGGGCATCGCCGACACTTGCCCACTTGTTATGAATAGCATAGTAATCGACCTTACCATGCTTTAGCACGCCTTCGGTAATGAGAATCGATTGAACCTCATCTAGAAGCTTGCCTTGAAGCCCTTCATACCAGTTGAGGAAGTATTCGACGTTAACTAGGTAACGAGGACTTCTCACACCAGTACTGATCTTCTTTGTCGTCTTCCTCTTGCGCATATACTCACGCATGTAGTCACGGCGATGGTCTTCGCAGTAGGCAGACTTAGGATGCGCCTTAGGCTTTGAGCACTTGGCGCACTTACCGTTGGGCATCGATTTCCCTCCTAAGGATTTCTGCCTGAGCCGTGAGCTCTAGGATCTCTGCCTCGATAGCTGCGAGCCTAGCCTGCGGACTCCTTCTGGCCGAGAGCTTGAGCACGACCTTGATGTTGCTAGGGTCAAGGTTGGATCGATCGTTGTCCTTGAAGATGACACGCTCGTTGTCGTTGAGGGGCCTGTTGAGCTTCTTCTCGGCAATGATGATGTGCTTGCCGACCCAGCCACGCTTCGTCTTGACTTGTGTGTACCCTAGTGCGTTGACAGTCTCGTCACCGATCTTGCTAGGCTTTCCTCGAGGCATTTCTTCTCCAGACAGTAAGCGGGGCAGCTCCTAGCTTCCATCTAAGAGCTGCCCCTGTGGACTTACTTAGGCGTTGGTAGTCGCGGTGGCAGACATGCCATCTGAGCCTACCTCGACGTTCCAGGTGCGGTCACCATCGTCAGTTGCCTGAACGGTGAAGGTGTCCTCCGGAGCCGACTTGTTCACGGAGAACGTCGCCGTGATGTTGGTCGACTCGCTGTTCTGGTTCTGAACAACGACTGTCAGGGTGAAGCCGGAGGTTTCCACCTGCTCTCCAGACTGCCAGGTGATCTTGGCCGTGATCGCGTCGCCGGGGTTGAACGTGGGGTTGTCGAGCACGTTGCCAGACGCGTCGACGAACTGGACAGACAGGTTGGTTGGTGCGGTCATAATTCCAAGCTCCTTCTCGAGCCACCTGAAAGGGTGATGCTTGTGATGTTTCACAGGACACCCCAGTTGTCACCGATCTCGATGTCTACGCCGAACTTGACGTAGTCACCGACGATCGTTCTTGCCGACTCGAGCATTGTACTCTCGAGTCGCATCTTAACCTCGTCCACGTCCCTTTGATGACACTCAACGAGTATCGAGTCGTGAACGAGGTTCCTCACCCATCCTACGCCTTTCAACTGCGGACGTAGCCAGGTGAAGGCTTGTAGGCAAATGTCTGAGGCTGTCGATTGCGGGAGGAACGCAAGAGCCTCATTCATTACCTCATGGCTGTTCTGATCCGTAATCAACCAGAACCTGCGATGCCGACCGAAGGGCGTTATCAAATCCTCGCCCCTGTGGACCTTCTGCTTGGTCTCTTCGCGGAAGTCGACTATGTTAGGAATGACGTCGAAGAAGGCACGCATGCCTCGTTGTGCTTCGCCTACAGGGATGCCGAACTCATCGGCGATCGACTTAGCCTCTCGGCCATAGCCCAGTCCATAGACGTAAGCCTTGACGCGTATTCGGAGCTCCTTGAGCGCAGGCTTATCAAGGCCTGCGAGATCGCCGTAGAGTCTTGGGGCGAGCTCGTCGAAAATGTCACGAGTTGGGTCGTTGAATATTTCCCGAAAATAAGGCTCTTGAGCCAACCACGTGAGCATTCGTAGTTCGGCTTGCTTGTAGTCGGCCTGAACAAATACGTATTCAGGTCGAGTAGGTACGAATTGACGACGGAGTACTTCTCCGCGTGTGATATTTTGAAGGTTAGGGTTACGACAAGAAAGTCTTCCCGTCGTCGTCCCATGTAGAAGGAACGTCGGAAATACACGGCCCTTATAGACGCGTTGACGTATACCTTTGACGTAGGTTCCATACGACTTGGCATCCTTTCTATGAGCCAGGAGTAGTTCGAAGAATTCATATGCCTCTCCATCTACCTTGCCACGATACTCATCCAGAGCATCTGCATCCGTAGTGGGACGCATCTCACCCTTCTGGTTACGCTTAAGGATTGGTCGGAGTCCAAATCCTTCGATCGCTTCCAGAACCTGCTTCGGTGATCGTGGGTTGAATGATGACTGATCGATGAGTGTTGCCATAGAGCTTTCCAGGGAGGCCAAGCGTCGTGAATACTCTTGTGCCAGCTCGGAATTATATTCCAGATCCACACCGATTCCATTGAGCTCAACGAACATGAGTTCGTTGGATGCCTGAATGAGAAAATCGTGTAGTGCACGCAGGCCAGGCTCCGCGTCAAGAAGAGCGCTGAGCATTTCAAACAGCGCGTACGTAGCGGCGCAATCGTATGCATTGTACTTGTACAATACGTCACGTGGTATTGCACCGTAGCCGTCGCCGGGACGAAGGTAGCGCTTGATCTCGTCATCGTACTGGGGAGTACCGAGCCTTTCCACAGCATTGTACTTAAGGCCGTGAATCCCTGGTCGCTCGTCAAGGCAGTAACTGGCGAGCATTGTGTCGAACCAGAGCTTGAGACCTCGCAGGCCTTTAGCGTAAAGCCCTCCAAGATCGAACTTGCCATTCTGAGCAATGATTCGACGGCATGCGTCAGCAAGGTATTTCCTGAGAGCCTCGATGACTGAAGTGTCTCGAAGGACACGCTCACCGAACACACACACCTTTCCGGGAGCGTATCCGATGCCCACACAGAGTAGAGTATGTCTTCTGACGTGCTCGAAGGAGACGTCTTTGTCCACATCAGTCTCAATGTCAACTGAGACCGTCGCATATGCGGCAAGTTCATCAATTGCTCGATGAGCGGACTCTGCATCGTCGACCACGGTATATTGAGGCTCGGTCCACTCATGGCTTAGCCCTTTGAGCTTGGCGAAGTCGTTGACGATGGACGGGAAGTAGCTGTCCCCCTTCGGCCGGAGGCATGCCGCGGGATGGAACGTGGGAATGACCTGAAAGCCAAGCTCTTCGACTTCCTTTGGTGGTCCAATACGGAGGCGTGTGATTCCCACCTTACCTCCCAGAAGACTCTGTGCGGAAGAGTTACCGAGAGCCACCACTTGCTTGATCTTTCGCTCCTCCAGCTCGTGAAGGAGACGGGGCCTACACGCACGGATCGCGTTCGCGGAAGGGGTTGCGTTCTCCGGCGGCCTGCATAGGCACGCATTGGTGAGGAAAGTCTCTTCGCGATCGATGTGGTGGTACTGTAGGACCTTGTCCAGAATCTTGCCTGATACGCCAGAGAAAGGAATACCAATGCGAGTCTCATTTGCGCCTGGAGCCTCGCCGACGACTGCGATGCCATTCTTTCCGTTGCCGAACGATGGGACGAACTTGCCATCTTCATACAGGTCACACTTCTCGCATAGTGCGTGAGGATTCTTACGTTCGGTCACGAGGCTGCCTTGTCCAGAGCTTCGATGTTCTTGTCGACGAGCCAGATCGGGAAGTTGCTAACCTCCCTACCGAAGTAGTTCTTGACACGCTCGTTCATCCTGCTCTCTTCCATCCAGAGCTGATCACCAGCGTCAGCCCAGACGAACGGAGCGTCAGTGTCGATGGAACGTACCCACTGTGCAAGACGCTTGACCTCATTCAGCGGCCCCTGTGGATCCTTCGCTCGTGAGAGGCCCAGCAGGTGGATACTTGCTATGCTAGGTGAACACTGCGCTCGGATCTCCCGCACGGCTAGCTCTCGTGTTCCGACGCCCATGTCTTCATTCATTCGACGAGGAAGACCGAACGTGTAGTGACCGATGCCAGACTGGTACATCAGCTTGCCTGTCTGGTAGATGAACTTGGAGATCTCGTCAGGCGACTGTACCTGCATGACGACTTGAAGGTTGAAGTCGTAATCTGTCTGCTCGAAGATCTGGAGGAAGCCTTCGAGCTGTTCGAGAGTCTTCTCAGAGTCACGATAGGTATCGTTCACGATGATCTCGTTGCAGTGGTAACGCATGCCGATGTCCATGAGCTCTTCAGGACCGTAAGGTTCCTTCTCGAACATGCCGTTGTCGAGGAGCGTGTAGCAGCCGCGAAGTGCCTCGTACTGCTTACGCAGTCGGGGGAACTTGAGCATTTCGGGAACTAGCATCTGCGTCTGACGGTGCTGGATTCTCTCGGACAGACAAGCCGGAGGAATGATTGCTACCTGCATAGTTACTCGCTTCCCGCGGAGCGGGGCCAGATTGCTCTGGCCCCGTCACACGTCAAATGGTGTTAGGCGGCTGGGGTAGAGGAGGAGTAGGTTCCGGGTGCTGGACCAGACTCGCCTGGTGCACAGCGAGATCCTGGCTCGTGTTGTTCGCGACCGTGTGCGCCTTGAACGCTGTGACGAGCGCCGTGATGGCTCCGATGATGCCAGCGATAGCAGTGCAGAGCGCTGCGATGGTTGCCGGGTTCACTACTTCGCGCCAGGGACGATGTGCGTGAGGTTGTTCTCGACGGCATGGATCTGAGAACGAACTGCCTGGTCCTTTGCCTCGACTAGCTTCTGCATGGCCTTGGTGAGCTCGGGACTCGACGGAACGACCTTCATGATGTCCATGGCGAGCTTCTCGAACATCTGCGGGATGTGCTTGAGCTCATCCTTGAGGTGACTCGAGTCGAGGAACCGCACGACGTCGTTGACGGGCTTGGCGTGCATGAGCTGAATCGATGGATCAATTGCCACCTTGGAACATCTCCTTTGCTGAGATGAAGCCTTCCTTGACTTCAGGCCTCGATGCGTAGAACTGGTTGAGCTGCTTCTGCAGGATGTACAACTTGATGTACGTCATGCGAGCGTAGTTGCCGAGGTCCAAGACCTCTTCCATTGCCTCCTGAAGAGTGTCCGCACCGAGGAACTTGAACGGTCCGTACTTCTCTTCTCCTAGCTGGAGACGATGTGCAGCCTCATCGACGAAGGCTGTATCGGCCTCAGCCAGGATTGATGGCAAATCGTTCGGTGTTACGCTCTCGCTTGGCAAGGTAATGCTCCTCCAGGTTGTCGACTTCCAGTGCTCCGAAGAGCGTTGATAGGTAGGTCAGAACGTCGACGAGCTCTTCCGTAATCTGAGGCTTGAGCTCGGTGAAGGTGTGTGTACCTCGTTCTACCTTCTTGACGAGGTTAGCGACTTCACCAACCTCTCCAGCCAGTGCTAGAGTGAGGAAGGGGATGTCATACGGACGTTCGGGAAACCAGTCCGTAGTGTCTTCATGACACTGCTTGACGAGCTCTTCCAGATTCACCGGATTGCCTCCATGAATTCCATTTTCGCGGTTCGCGAGTGGTCATTGAAGACTCCTCGCATGACGGTCGTTCTGGTCTTGCTACCGAGTGCCTTCGCTCCTCGGATGCCCATGCAGGTATGTTCTGCCTGTAGGACGACTGCGACGCCTAGAGGGTCAAGCTGTCCCTCAATGACGTTAGCGATCTGTTCCGTCAACTCTTCTTGAGTCGACAAGCTCGCTGAGCACTGAGTCACCAGCCTCGGAAACTTACTGAGGCCTGCTATAACCTTGTTCGGTATGTAGCCGATGTGTGCAACACCGTAGTACGGGAAGACGTGGTGCCTGCACAGGCTGGCAAAGCGAATGTCGGTCACGGTAACCATCTGATCGACTTCGGCAGTGAAGGTCGTGAAGTCGAACTGCAGAGGTGTTGTCATCTGCTTCAGAGCTTCGACAAACCTTCGCGGCGTGTCTCTCTCCTGTGGATCACTCGGATCGAGACCCGCGACCCTAGTTAGGAGTACGCGTGCCAGGTCTTCGTCGTTCAGTGGACTAAATGCCACGGACTTGGGCTCCGTAGATGTAGTTGTGGACTTGTACGTTGAGTCGCCAGGGAAGTCGATGTTCCTGGATGAACTGAACGATGGCGTTTGAGGGATATTGGCCCCAGGCAGCTCCAACGTAAACCTCCGGCATCTGATCGACGAGGTACTTCCAGTAGAGCTCCTTGGCTGCGGTCAAGTCCGATCGCTTGGCGATAACGAACTTGACTGCGTCACCAGGTGTAAGCTTCGGGATGTTCTGGATACGAGTTTCATCGTAAGGGTTCTCATTGCTGGCTGGAAGCTTCCAGTCCATGATGAACCTGCAGCCGAGATCGATGAGCTCGTCAGGAAGAGGCCTCGTACCGTTCGTGAACATCTCGAACGTGAAGGGACTGTCGTAGGCGTCGAGCTCCTGGATTACCCTGACGATATCCTGTGTAGGCTGGATGAGAGGCTCGCCACCTGTGAAGCAGATGTTCGACGCGAAAGTATCGATGTACTTCCGATTGATGTCGAAGGCAAGCTCTTCTGCCAAGATCTTCTTCTGCTCGTCCTTGAACAGTTCAGGCTTAATGGCATAAGGCGTATCGCACGGCCATCCAGAGCACTTCAGGTTACATCCGGCGAACCGAACGAACTGAGTCAGGACACCAACGTACGGTCCTTCGCCCTGCGTTGAGGTGTAATGCTCTAGGAGGCGTAGCAAGATACGTTTCCTTCCAGGAAGCTCCAGATGGTTACTTGTCCCCGCTGAAGCTGCTTGAACTGCCAGTCTCGTACTTGAATAGGACCGTTGTACATACTGGCGCCCATTCCGTAGTTGTTACCTCTCACTCGCTACTCCAGGTTGCGCAGTTGACTGCTGTCTCCCAAACAGTTACGGACGTTTTCGAGCAGCCGAAGAACTGGTTGGCCCATGAACCAACACCGTTTGCAAGGTTCTCGGTTGTAGGATCTCCAGGCAGAGTCGCTAGGCCAGGCAGGAGACCCATATCTCCAATGTTCTGGGCCCAGGGGTCACGTGCGTTGAGAAGAATACGATGGTCGAACTCGTGATCCAGGAAGCCGCGGAAGTGCTGCTTGACTATGCCGAAGTCAAGGCTGTTGAGCATTCCACGACCGTCGATGGAACCGAACAGTTCAAGTTCGACGTTCCAACTGTGGCCATGAATCTTCTCGCACTTGCCTGGGGTCTCGAAGAGACGATGTGCCATCTCGACGTTGTGCTTGACCTTGATGCTCTGCATTACTTCCCTCGGATGCCTCTGACGACAGCAGCTACGGCTGCCGACAGAACGAATATAAGGACCAGAATGATAATGGCCTGAAGGATATCCTTTCCGAACTCACTCCACGGCATTGGTAACGGCCTTCCAGTACAGGTTGTCCTCGTAGAGGGTCTTGTCGATGTCGTCTGCATCAGCACCGTGAATGGCTTCGAGACGCTCGACGCAGGTTCCGCACTTGCCGCAGTGGATCATACCACCCTTGTAGCACGACCACGTCTTGTCGAACGGGACGTTGAGCTCCTTGGCACGCTTGGCGATCTGCGTCTTCGTCTTGTAAAGGTAAGGAACAGTGATCCCGAAGTTCGGAACGATGAAGCCCTGGTTGGCCATCATCAGAACCTGCTCGAGGCTACGAATGAAGTCGGGCCTGCAGTCAGGATAGATTGCGTGGTCACCAGCGTGAACGGCTGTTGCTATGGAGTCTGCCTTACGAGCTACTGCGACCCCTGCAGCCATCGAGAGCATGCTCATGTTACGGTTCGGAACAACCGTCGAGCGCATGTTGACGTTGTCGTAGGCACCTTCAGGCACTGCAATGTCACGGTTCATTAGCGACGAGATGCCCTCGCTGATCAACTCGCCATAGCCGACGAGGTTGATGACTTCGTGCCTGATGTTCAGGTCGTAGGCGATCTGCTTCGCCGCGTCGAGCTCCTTAGCGTGACGCTGCCCGTAGTTGAACGAGACAGCCTCGACGTCGATGCCCTGACTGAGCAAGTCATAGATCATCGTTGTGCTGTCGAGTCCACCACTGAAGACTGCGATCGTTTTCATTCTTCCTGCTCTCCTAGCATGGAGTTGTAGGTTGTAGCACGGCCACCGCCACCCTTTGTAATGACGCCGCGCCCCACGAGGGTCTTCTCTACGTCATCCATTTCACGTGCTGTCATATGGTATGTCTGCATGAGTCGAGAACGACTTACCGTCCCCTTCTTCTCGACAGCATTCTGGATGAGTTTGATTCGATGCTCGCTGTCGCTCTGGCCAAGAGACATCACTACGTCTTGAGAGTAGCGTCGCCAACCGTCTGTGTACGACAACGCCTTGAGTAGGTCGTGTACTCCGATGACGAGTGAGCCTTCTTGGCTTCGTGCGGCAGCTATGAGCATTGCACACTTGAGCGTGCTGATGGAAAGCCGTGCGTTCGTCGGAACAAGTAGACCAGCATACTCTCCTGTGTCGAGAGCTATCTGAGTCATAGTCTGGTCGAACTCGTTGAATCGCAACCAGGCTTCAGGAGTCATGGTGACTTCTTGAATCTGGTTGGTAACTCCTACGACCTTACCTGCAACTGAGATAGGAACTGTCTTGGTATGCCTATCTCGAATGTCACGAAGCTCTTGCACGAGTGCCTCGCGTCCCTGAAGGTCATTCTCCACAGGGGGGCCGAGTGGCTTTACCTTACTGACGTCGCTCTCTGCTGTCACGATAATGAACCGTGGAAGAAAGCCCGACTCTACATGTTCCTGATTAAGGAGCCTTGCCGTCTTAGACTTGATGCCTCCACCGAAGACGATGAACCGGGGATCCTTGATGACAATCTCTTCCTTGCGGAGGAGACGCTTTTCTCTCTTGCCGTCGTATAGCTTCGTGAAGAGCTCAGGCATTCCTGCCATGTAGTCCTTCTTGGTCATCTGCTGAATCAGACCTGTGAACTCGTCACGAAGGAATACAGACGGTTTGCCACTCCTGACCGATAGTGCCGTTAGGAGACCTTCAATGGATCCGTCAGTGGCCATCAGGATATCTTCGTCTACGTCGTTGACGATATCCATTGCCATATCCATCGCGGTTGACTTCCTAGTTAGCGTTGTGTCAGCTAGGATCATGAACCAAAGGTTGGGGATGAGCTTACCGAATGACGTTGGTAGAACCATTGAGCCGGTTAGTACTGACGACAGCTGAATGAATGCTCCAGCTATATGATACTGTTCAGCTGCATCTCCTGCGTGCTTAGCCCATTCAAAGTACCGATCAACGTATGTTTCCGGAAGAGACTCTACTAGGTCCCATTCCCTCTCGGTCAAGATCGATATCTCACCAGTCGGTGGAGCTGACAGTGTGACTCGTGTCTCTTCGAACTTCGAACGTGCTCGGCATACGTCTTTCCAAAGCCTAATGTCTTCGCCTTGGAACTTGTTGCATTGTGCGTCACGACATAGTAGGAACGTCTCTACCATTGTCAGGCGTGCTTCGAAACAGTACATCGACAGACTGTAGAGTGCCTTGGAACGATCTTCCGGGGCCTCTCGATAGAACAGGGTGAGGACTGCTCCGTTGAGCTTGAACTTGTTATCTTCTAGAACCTGCTCGCCTGATCTAGCGGGCAAGTCTGGAAAAGGTACATCGAGGTACTCGTAGCCTTCAACTTGCGGATAGACTATGAAGTCGTCAGGCTTACTGGTGATGCTTGGATCCCAGTGATGAATTCCAACCTTGGGAATGTCACTTGTGTACTTGAAGTTGTTCGTTCCTGGGACACGAAGCAGCTGCGTTAGATCCCAGCCAGAAACGTCTGAACCTACGTTCCTGTGGCCATATGCTACTCTCCGGGAGAGCGCTTCGGCGTCTTCTGCGGCGATAGGTTGTTCGAGAGACCATATAGCTTGATAACGTTCTGGACTTGTTTCGAGGACAAGCGTCGGGCGTACCAGGAGATTGTTAGGATTACAATCGTCGAGATCAGCCCAGACGCACTGAACCAGATCCACATTCGCTTTGATCCTTCTCGGCTCGACGAGAAGCTGGGGACAGTAGTAGACGTTCTCGACGTTGACCTTCTGCTTGATAAAGGCCAATGCGCCGCTAACTTCGTCTGGATATCTGTAAAACTTCTCAGTGAAGGGGCCCCCCGATCTACGTGATGCCATGCACATGTAGCCTTCTGTATTACCGAAGGACTGTGCGAAGAAACGTTTCAAGCCTGACATTCATGTCCCCACACCTTTGTAGCGTCCGCACCACGATTGGCGGACTGTCAACGGATTGCGACCGACAGGTGTTCTCATGAGTCCCTGCGAGTACCGTTGTCAATCCTAGTTAAGGCAGCATCGAGTCTTTCTTCTTGGAGGAAGACGTCGAAGAGCCACCGTTCGAGCTGCCCTCGTCTTCCTTCAGAGGAGAGAAGCCACGAATCTCGATCCAGCTCATAGGATCGTCGTTCGGGTTTTCCTTCTTCTTCTTCGGGTTGACACCTCGCCTCGCGAAGAGCTCCTTGCCGATGTAGAACTCAGGCGCCGTCGGAATGTCGAGGTTGTTCTGCCCACCGCAGTTCTCGAACTCGTTGATGCCCTTCAGGATGTTGACGATCGTGTACAGCGCGCCATCCCAGCAGCACGCGTTGCTGTACATCATCCGGTCGGCAAACTTGCCTTCCTGGATCGTCAGCTCGAAGTTGAGCATCGGCTTGCCGGGGTTCTTCTCCGACTTGCTGTGCTTGAGCTCGACGTCGGTGATGCAGACGTGGTAACGTCCCGACGGCAACGGCTCGTACTCGCCACCAGACTTGGCTTCCTGGTCGCTGAGATTGACCTTAATGCCCATTGTTACTCCTGCGTGATTAGCTTGAAGATGTCGTTCATGGTAGGCTCTTGCATGAGGAGTGGTAGATTTCCAGAGCGGTCCTTGGTTACGTAACCCTCGAGTGCTCCGGTCATCAAGATTCGCTTGGTTAGTTGTTCGCCGTTCTCCTCTACCTGCTTGGTGTATAGGTACATCACCTGGTCGAAGAAGGCTGCTGCCTGGTTCGCCAGCTTCCCTGGAAGGTCTGGCTTCTTCCAGAGAAGTCCCTTGTTGTCGCGGTCTTCCTGTTCGTGAGCGACTGCGACGAAGTTGATGGGGAGATCTCGGAACCGACGAATCATCGTCCGCATACGGTTCGTGCTCTTGCCCCAGTCATGCAGACCAGGAACGTCAGGATCACGATCCGGATTCGAAGAGAGCGTCTGGTCCATCACCCAGTTCATGTTGATCTTCTGGAGCTCGGTGAGCGTGTCGATCGCAACGCTCTTGAAGTCACAACCGTCTTTGGTGTTGTAGCACTGACGATCCAACTCGTCGTAGATCGCTTCGAGCTCGTCCCAGGTAACGGATCCTCGGACGTTCGGGTCAGGAAGGATCATGATGTCCTGGCTGACCTGCTTCAGAGTCGAAGATCCTGCCTCGGCTGCGATGTACAGCATCGGAGACATGATCGGCGAGAGCTGTGCAGTACCAGTGAGGCGAGTCTTACCGATACCAGGCTTACCGTAGATGAGGATGTTGACGACAGGCTTGATGGACCGAATCGGCGCCATCGGCACGCCTGCGAAGGCCTTGGCGAGCTTGAGCTCTGTCTCGGTAACGATAACTCCTGCGGCGATTGCTTGCCTGTCCTGCATGTCGAGCTGCTGACGCTTCGTCTCGTTCTTGTTCGCGTCGAAGTTGGCTAGCCTGTTTTCGTCTTCGACCTCGTCGAACTGAGGCTCGTCGGGATCGAACATGTGTGGATCCCGCGGGGGATCGTTGACAGGCCCCGGCATCTCAAGTTCGATATCGTCATCGTCGAGCTCTTCAGACGTAGGTTCAGGACTCTCATCGAGCTTCGCCTGATCAGTGTCGTTCATGATACGTTCCTGTCAGTTGATGGTTTCCGGTTTTCATAGTATCTTGGTTTGATTTCGTAAAGTGTGTCTAGAGCGTATTCGTAGTCTCGTCCTGCAGTCTTGTCGATACATGGTCCTTGGAAAGCACACCAGCCGCAGGTGAACCTGCCTGGGCTAGGATAGATGGACAACTCGGGGTTAGTCATCTCCTTCGCCTGAAGGTAGATGTAGTACCCGATGTTGTCGAGAGTCTGTTCGGGCTTAGGAATCTTGTGCGCCTCGTAGAACCTAGGTCCTGCACTCTGCAACCAGTTGATGAACTCGTCGTAGAGTCCTTGCTGGTAGGCAGAAGCATCCTGCGTCATTACAGTCTTGAGGTAGGTTTGGTAGTCCGTGTTGATCTGCTTCGAGACGGAGAACTTCCTACCTAGCCTTCGAACCTTATTCTCGTTCGGAGGCTCCGGGAAACCCTTCTTGAGCTCGACGTAGATGAACCCGCGGATGTTAAGGCCGAGTGCATTCCTCAAGGCCCAACAGTAACTTGCTACCTGGTCATCTGTTTCCAAGACAACTTCGGAGTCTTCGTTCAACATCCTCATTGTTGTCTTCCAGTCAAGGATCCAGAAGCCACCAAAGGCGTCCATCACAAGCGCGTCGATACGACCCTCGTAGACGACTGGGAGACAATGCCGATCGTAACCGGCTACTTGACATTCCTTTGCTAGCTCATGTAGCTCTTCGGAAGAGAGTCTTGCTATCTTTTCCTGACACCGTTTGCAGGCGCAGCGAAGCTGCTTACCATTTGGATCCAACACGGGAACGGCAAACGTCTGCTCTACTGCTACAGGAGTGAATTCCCCAAGGGGCAGATGCTCTTTCACGTACCAACGAATCATGCCGACTCCAAGGTCCATGAGAGCCTTGTAGTCACGCATTTTCTCGTCGTCAAGGTAATTGGCGTTACGTTCGTAGGTCTTCTTCTGTTCCTGAACAACTTGGAGGAAGGCAGTTTCAGCACGAACACCGATCACTTCGCGACTTTGGCCCCAAGTGGTCGGATCATACATCACTTCCATCGCCCTGTGGAACGCTGTGCCAAATTCAAGGGGCACGGCGGTAGTAACAGGTTGACGGTTCTCTTGGAAAAGCCACGACCACCGCTGGCGACATGCTCGGTAGCTTCGTAGCTCCGAGACATGTATCTCGTGGACCAGATCCATTCGTTCCCCTTACTTAGCTTGTAATAATATTATATAGGGCTTCAAAAGGAAAGTCAACGGGCTCAAAGAGGTAATTTTTAGGAGCAAGGGTCCCGCTCGAGACTAGACCTGAAGGGGGGTTCAGTAGCCCCGAGCGGGACGATCTTGGTGAAGACTAGCTGATCTTGGTCGCCGTCAGCGAGCCCGTAATCAAGCTGTACTCGCTAGCACCGGTGTCAGCGTCGTAGCCGAAGCCGTAGACGTGCAACGTCTCGCCTCCAGAAGGAACCGTGACCACGCTGGAGCCGCTCGCATAGGCGTCATGCTGGGAAGAGGCAGCAGACACGTACGGCTGAAGATCAGCGCTTACGTTGAACAGGTCACCAGAGAAGCTGGAGTTCTTGACCTGGTCGTAGACGAAGAACTGGGCCGAGACGGTTCCTGTAGTACTGGCGTCCGGTTCGGCCTGAGCGTTGATGTCGAGCTGGTACGTTCCAGCCGGAAGAGTCAGTGAGCCAACCTCTGCAGACTTGCTGTTGAAGCTGCCTCCGGTGGGAACCGCTGACGCGTCCGACAGCTTCTCGGTGGAAGTAGTTCCGAGCGCTGCCACCTTGGCTGCGGTAGCATTCTCCCGACTGCTCACCAGAGTGACGTTGCTGTTGATGTTACGGATGTTGGCGTCGATGTTGATGACGTCCTGGGACAGCGACGCGATGGTGTTGGTCGTCGCAGTAGTCGCAGCGGACGCGACACCCGAGCGAGTGACACCGACGGTGATACCGATGATTGCCAGGAACAGGGCGAGCCCGATCCAGAGCTTCTTACGCGACATTGATTGGGTCCTTTTCTTCAGCCTGAGGCATTTCCTCAGGAGTCTCTTGAGGACGGAGTTCGTCCAGTATGTCATGGTGTCCGTTCATCAAGTTGCCGATGAACTTCTGGACAACCATTTTCGTAGGCCGATTGCAGGTAGCGTGCACCCACCAACCGAACCTCTTGGTCTTGGAGTAGCCGAACTTGTTGCCGCTGGAACGCTTTCCAGTACAGCGACACCAGTTCTTAGGCTGGGCAAGCATCCACTCGATCTTGCCGTAGGCAGCAGTGACAGTTCCGAGTTCCATAACTAGATCCCGAAACATCCCTATGTGCTGAACCTCTGAGGGAACGTTTTGCGCTTCCCAGATCTTCTTGACGAAGGACTCGGCAGCTTCGTTATCCCTGAACGTGAGTAGTATCGCGCGTGCGATTTCGGCCAGCTCCCTTCAAAGCATAGAGCTCTGTAGCTATTGCTAGTCTGCGTTCTCTTTGCTTATCCGTAAGTGCATATCCTCGACCTGTCATCAGCGTTCCGAATTCGAGAGCCAAGTCTACTTCTTCTACCTTGAGTACCACGTAAGGTCTTATCAGGGTAAGCATCCGAATTGCCGTATGACCAGCACTACGTAGTTTGTAGAAGCCTCGATGCTCACAGTAGAATCCGCCCAGAAACTCCTGCATGTAGAGAAGCGGCTTAGGCCTATTTTGGCCTATTTCTACGCGAACGAGGCATCCATCGTTATAGACACCTACACTACCTTCTCCGTCGAAGAAGCCTGCAGCATAGGCAAGCTCCGTTTGACTAGCCGCTCGCGTCGGCGCGCCTCTCGCCATCAGGCTTCACCTCCTGTAGAGTACCTTCCCAGCGCTTGCCATTGAGCCAGATGATACAGTGGCGCACCCGAGTAGGACTCAGCAGCTCTGTGACCTCACCCAGATGAACTTCCATCGCAGGAGTTTCTTCAGCTTCCCTGCGGCGCTGTTCCGAGTTCATTGATTCCCCACTCGTCGATCACGACGCCAAGGTAGTACATCTGGTGCTTGACATCTTCACACTTCGAGTCTTCGGAGTGGTAGTGAAGAAGGACGTGCTCCTCTTCCGACTTCTTCCGAGCATCGTTCAGGACCTTTTGCTCGTCAAGAATCGGAATCATGTACATGTGCCTCATCCGATGCACCACCTGACAAACGTGCGCCCCGCTCGCTTGAGGTTCTTCCACAGGGCGCTGAGTGGGATGTCAGGAAAGTCGAAATCGAGGATGGGATGCTCGTCAGTCTCCCATGCCTTCTGGAGCTCTCCGATGTCGTAGTCGTCTTCGGGCTCGTCCTTGACGGCTGCGAAGGTTGTCGTGACTGCGACTGGAGTGAAGGTCGGCTGCGGTCGACGTTCGGGAGCTCGGAGGGTGACGACGTATCCCTTGACCTCGTTGATGATAGGCCGAGCTTGCCTAGCGACAGCAGCGGCGGCAGCCCTAGCACGCTCATCGGACTCTCGCTTCAGGAGGTCGAATGTGGTCTCAGGGTTCTTCCACCCCTTGCAGAGCTCGTCGAACATGTCGTTGCCGAAGCGAATCGGAACAGGGTTCGAACGATCGAGGTAGTCGATGCTCACAGCTTGTGTCCGTTCTGTGTAGATGCCTGCTGACGCTTACTGGTCCGAAGAGCGTTGCACCCTTCGTGAAGGACTTCTTCCAGGTCTTCGTCGGTAATGAAGGGGTCGAGAATGATCGTCATGTTCGCGACGTTGTGGTCAGGACCGATGAGCAAGCCCTTGGCGTAGTAGATGATACCCCAAGTAGGCCGCGGACCAGTAGGTCCCTGCTGAACGATCACAGCCGTGTCGACGGCGATGATGTCGAGTCCGTAGCTTATCTTGCCGAGGATAGCGACAGCACGGTTGTGAAGATCCGTCGACGGCCGCTTGACGTCCTTGATCACTTGTCTCCTAGAAGGATCTTGAGGTTGGCTAGCTTGGTCTGTATGCGCTGGTTGCGTCCCATGTCGACTGTATCGTTGGCTACGATGTCGATGACTTGGACGGCGTTCTTTTGTCCAATGCGATGAAGTCGATCCTCAGCTTGGAGATTCTTAGTCGGATTCCACATCCGGTCCAAGAACACGACGGTACGAGAACGGTGCAGCGTGATGCCTTCTCGACCAGCGGCAATCGTAGCAGCCAGGAGTTGAATGTCCCCAGCCTGAAAAGCCTGGACATTCGCATCTCGATCGGTGAGGGAAACGTTACCATGATAACCCGCACATAGGATCCCGGCTTTACTCGCTCGATCCAAGACGAGGTTGACCATCCCACGTGACTGGGAGAAGATGACGAAAGGCTCATTGGCGTTGTCCTCGATGAGCTCCATGAGACGGTTGAGCTTGCTTGACGGAGACCTGAGTACGACTTTCGTGTCACCCTTGTCGTTGACGACTTCGAAGTCCACCGTTGCTAGTGCCATCTGCTGAAGACGTACTAGCTGACTAACGACGACAGGTGCTGTGAGTGGAGTGTCCTCATGCTCACCGATCCAGGCGATCATGTCCTTACGCATCTGATCGTAGGCACGACGCTGGGCAGGAAGAAGGTCTACATGAAGTGGAGTGTAGTACTTCTCAGGAAGGTCGATACCGACTTCGTCCTTGGTCCTACGAAGGAACCAGGCATCCCACTCCTTGTGAAGAGTAGGTACAGCTGCCTCGTTCACGCCAGTGATCTTGCGGAACGTGTTGCCGTACTTACCTTCGCTAGTCTCCTGGATGCAGTACGTGTTGACGAACTTCCAGTAGCTGGCGAACTCCTTCGGGTAAAGCCAGTTGAGTACAGACCAGATGTCTGCTGGCTTATCGTCTCCAGGAGTTCCGCTCAAGCCTGTCTTGAAGTACGTCTTGAGCTTCTTCAGGTTTACGGCGGCTTGGGCTTTGCGGTTCTTCACCCTGTGGACCTCATCGCAGATGATGTCGAACCAGGTGATTTCCTTGAGCTCAGGTATCAGACGCAATGCCTCGTAATGCACGATGACATACATCGGATATGGAGGCTTGAGGCGCTCAACTAGAAGGTGCCGCTTCTTCGGATCGATGACGACGATGTTCTTCCTGAACGCCTTCTCGTCCCAGTGAGAGAGTTCAGGTAGCGATCGAATCGCAGGTACCCATGCATCGTAATGCGTTGCTAGAGGCGCTACGATGAGCGTCGGCCGCATGTAGGGAGGCTGTTCCTTCGGAGGAAGACGCTCCCAATGCTTCCGAGAGCGGAGCTCTGCATCGATGAGAAGGCCTTCGAGGGTCTTTCCTAGGCCCATCTCATCCGCTATGAGGCGCCCGGGGAGTTCCTTCCTGGCTAGCTTCTCCACCGCTTGCAGTTGATGCTTGTACGGCGTTATCACTAAGCAGTTCCTCTCGGGTGATATCACTGAACTCTCGCCGCTCGAACCGAACGCTACTGCAGAGGTCTGTGCCTCCAGAATGGTAGACTCGTACTGTCTTCTCGATCTTGAAGAGGTATACGAGCCTACCATGCTGAGCACACTTGTAAGTTATCCTCACAGGTCTTTTACTGGCGGACGGAAGTTCTCCCCGTCATACCAGCCGCCTCCTATTCCCAGGCAGGTTTCGCACGTCTTGACATTGCCGAGAGGACCGTTAGTGAAGCCGCCCTCTCCATCGCGACCGAATGTACGGTACTTCAGAGGAATCGGAGTACCATCCATCATCACGACACCGCACTGCTCGCAGTCCTTACACTTGACCCATCGGAGCTTGTGGTTACCTTGTCTGCCTAGCCAGAGACCGTCCTTGCGTATGCGCTTAGCAACGCCGTACGAGAGAAGAAGGAAGACTAGTACGATGGGTATTGCTACCGCTATGACTATGTGGTTGAACACGATCCAAATCACCTCCACCATGCACTCTAGTAGAAAGAAGCCGACGTCGTTGAAAAGTTGCACTACTTACTTTCCTAGGTTGCGGGTACCTACGACGTTCTTTGTTACCGGGCAGAGCCAGTGTAGAGCTCTAGGACTTCTGTCCTCGTTGAACTCGTACCTTATTTCCAGCTTTCCGTTTCCGTTGTACGGGTGCCTCTGATGACACTTCGGACACCACAACCCCAGGCTGACGTCTTGCAGCCTTGGCGGCTTCCACGAGACGCCGTCGTGCGTCCGATGCTTCCTGTGCCATCTTCTGCTTGCGCTCGGCTTCGAGTCGCTTTCGTGCTCGGACACAACGCATATGCCCCTTGTGGTGTTTCGATGACTTGGCTCGACTTCCGATGTACGGGTCCTCACACATTTGAAACGCTGTCACAGGGAGCCGCCGCTTGTTTGTCATGTAGCGTCTTTCTCCTTCCGTCGTGTCCTCCAGATCGGCGAGGACATGAGATGCCGATCCATGACTATCTTTAGCAGGTGCGCCATGGCCTGCTGCTTCGTGAAGTTGTTCTTTACTCGAAAGTCTTCGAACTGTTCCTCGAAGTCTTCAGGCAACTCCACTGTTACTCTCATGTAAAGTCCTTAACCCTGCATCGTCGTGGACAGGACGTCTCGTGGCCGAAGCGTTGAACGTTCTGCGGGTAACGGCACGTACACTTGGCCCAAGGCCAGAAGACGAGGATGTTCGTTCGCCACCACTGCTTCATTTGGCGATAGCCTCCAGCATGTCGTAGATGTTTTGGTTCCAGGCGTCAAGGAGGAACGCCGGATCCTTCTTCAGGACTTCGCAGGCCTCTCGGGCTGCAGCCTTCGTGCCCGAATCGTTGCTAGACGATTGCGTAATGCTGTCGAGGACGACCGTCTCACGCTCGGTGTCTCCGAAGGTCTTGACGAAGACATCGCCACCACGCTTTGCGTAGTCAGCGTACGCCCTCATGCGTTCGGCAGCCTCTCCACCGTCTACTTGGACGATGAAGTTTACGCTGATGCGCTCATCAGCCATTGTCGTCGCTCTTCTCTGTCGTTATGCACGACTTCAGAATGTTGCCGAGTGCCGGTAGGAGGACAACACCGACCTTGTAGAAGTAGTCCCCCGAGCGCTACGAGCTTCTTGGCGTCTTCGTCCTTGAGCTCGAAGGTGATTTTAACCATCATGCCGTGTAACCACCATCTGGGAAGATCTCAGGGTCGAGGTGATTCTTGACCTCGTACTGGTCTCCTGAGAGTGGCGGAAGGTCCTCGTCGCCAGCACCCTCGAACCACGGCACCTCTTCGTCTTCAGGGAACTCTACTGGGAACATCGCGTCGTAGCACGGTCCGCAGGTCTGGCTGATGAGAAGCTCGCGCTCGTCGGCCGTCAGGTAGGTGAAGACGTCCTGAACCTTCTCGCCTCCATGATGCCATCGAGAGAAGTCGTTCTTCGAGATCATCATGTGGATCTTACCATCGCCACCACTGTCGAGTGACTTCTTGGTGAGGCAGTTCTCGGAGAACTTGGTCTGGCAGATAACGAAGAAGTCCTCCTTCTGGTTCTCGTATTCCTCTTCTAGCTTCTCGAAGTCTTCGTCGTTCACGGTAGTAGTTTCCTCTCTGCCTGTTTCAGGTTCTCGATCTGCTTCTCACGACGCTCCTGCGAAAGACGAATGTCTAGCTTGTAGGTTTCCTTTGACCACTCGTCCTGCAGAAGCTGATTGAACTCGTCGGTGATCACGACCATGTCGTCTTCTGGCTCGAACTTGACGACGCCGTGGCACGGTGCGATCTCACCTTCGTCGTAGATGCCGACGAGCTTCTGCTGGTACTCTTCAGGCATCCTCAGGAGGAACTCGCCCAGCTGCTTCGCCGTCCACGGTTTCCAGTTCTTCAGCTTCGTCGGGTCTACCGAACCCAAATAGCTCATCTGCTTCCTCCTTCACGACGCATCGGCGTCCGCATTCGCATTGTACAGGTTCTAGTTTGTGATCTCTGATCTTGGCGTATACTCTTTGCGGTGCGATTCCTCGAAGTCTTCCGTATTCGATTGGCGTAATGAGTCGTTGATCTTCTCGTTCGTCTTGTTCGATTTGTTTCTTGAGTTCGTCTATGTTCATGACGACCTTTTGTTTGCGCGCGTGCTTTAGCTCACGTCCACATATATACTTTGTTAGACTGAGTCTAAACTATTTCTAACTGATGACAATCGCGCTCTCGCAGCTTTACTACAGCGCGATTTGTCCTCAGTTAGAATCGATTAGAATCGAGGATGGTTGAAGCTACGCCACCTTTCGTCGAACTCCTTTTGTCCCTTCTCCATGGCCTTGAATGCCTTCTTCTGGAACCTGATTGCAGCTACCACTGCAGTTAGAAAGCATGCGAATCCTAGAAAGGATACGGCTACGATCGCTATGCCCCACCAAGGCATTATGGACGCCTCTCCAGTAGGTCGATAACCTCACGGCGGGTAAGGTGTGGATAGAGGCTCTGCGCCTCCGTGATGCGAAGATCATCTCGTGCGCGCTGTGCCGCTTCCGAGAAGTGGTTGATCTTCGGAAACGCCTTCGGACCCTGATGAGGCTGCGGAATGCTTCCGTCAGGATTCGTCTGAACGATGCGGCGGCTCTCAAAGTCCACGCACCGTTCGTTGCTGCACTCGAAGACGTGAACCTTACCTCCCTGTGGAAGCTTGGTCACCTTCACGGCCTTGCAAGGCATGTCACACCTAGGACAGCGACTCGCCATCTCAAAGGTGGTCTCAGGCAACGCGAGTCACCTCCGTGTCGACCTTGACGTCGTCAGCGTTCCCGACAAGCTCGAGAATCTCGTCAAGGTCGTCGATGTCCTGCTCGTACGCCTTGGCCTCCTCGAAGGTCTTGCTCGGGTAGTTGTCCAGGGAGATCTTGTGCTTGACGACGATCGTACGCTTGACCTCGATGAACCCACTCATGCCGATTCCTTTGCTTGTAGTTCTGCGATCTGTGCCTCAGTGACTTCGAGTCGAGACTCCAACTCGTTGTACCGACTCGCGAGCTGCTTGACCATATCCTGCGTCTGGCCCGCTTTGGTGTTCTGCTTGTGTCGCCGCTCTTCGTACACGGCGAATGTGTCCCAGTCAGGTTCGCGGATGATCTGCCAACGAGAAGGAGTGTTGCCTCCGCCGCGACTCAACTGCTGTACACAGCCCATAGCCTTGAGCCTCTGCATGACCGCTGTGTAGTACGGTATGGCAAGCTTCTTCTCGGCGAACAGTTGTGTCAAGAAGTTCTCGTAGACAAGCTTTCCCTTGTCCACGGTGGCTTCTGCTTTCATGGCTTCGTAAACTGTCGAGCAGTGCTCAAACAGCTTCGGAGGTGCTTCCTCGCTCATCGAGTTGGCTCCTGATCTTCTTCAGTGTGTCAATCGCCTCAGATGAGAACGACGTATGCTTAAGGAGCTCTTCCCAGCTGTCGAAGGGCTCTTTAGTCAGCAGTTCGAGCGTTTCTTTCCATTGCTCTTCTTGCATGTCAAGAATGTCACGAAGAAATGTCATCTCCTCATTTGACAGTTCGATCTGCTTTGCCATGTTATACTTTCTCGAGGGTTTAAAAACTGGAGGTCGAATCCAATTCCTGGCAGGGAATCCATGACGACCTCCAGCCCCAGACTGCCATCCAGTTGCAGCACTCCGCCCCAGCGGACGCAAGCACTACCGTGTGCGTGCCGGGAATCGAACCCGGACCACTCTGACGGTGATAGAGTGTACTACTTATACGACACGCACTGGCGAGCCCGTGTTCTCGCCGAGTCGAGCCAGCTTGCATCTGGCTCGACTTAGATGGAACCGCCACCCTCTCGTACAGGAACCAGTCCGGGTGGTGTACCGTAGCTCTGTCGGTCAGGCAGCGGTTCCGCTTGAGGAAGGAGGACGAGTCAGCGCGCCTATATCCACAGACGTTCGGCGCAGGCACTTTTAGACCTTGGCAGCGCTGAGGTACTGCGAGGTATGCCCTACGACTTACGAAGCTGTGACCTCTAGACATCTGTCCTCGTCCTCCTTCCGCTTAGACCTGCACGCCCTGCTTCCTCTTGAGGCAACCCTGAACCCCCAGGGCGTGCAGGAGCTTTACTCGGCCTCTTCGAGGTCCTCGTCGTCGCCCTCGACCTCGACGCCGTCTTCCTCGTTCAGGTCCTCGACGTCACCGTCGGACTCGTCCTCGGGCTCGTTGCTGACCTCGGTCGCCGCTGCCTTCTTCGCGGCAGGCGTCGCCTTCGGCTGCGTGCTCTTGGCGACGTACCACTCGACGGCCTCTTCGAGGTTCGGCAGACCAGGTCGCGTAAGCACACCACCAGGCTGCTCGTCGTGAACGGTTCCGTCCTCCTCGTACCACTTGACGGGGAACGGGTTCGTCTTGCCGGGCGACTTGACCCAGGCGTACATCTGCTGGGGCTTGAGCGTCTCCGGCGCGATGCCCTCCTCGACGAGGTGGTTGCGAAGCTCGATCGGCGTCACAACGCCCTTGGGGAGCTTGAACCGAGCCGTCTTCGGAGCGACTGGCTGGGTCTCGTTCTCCGCGGTCTCTGCGGTCATTTGGTCCTCCTGGGAACTTGCCGGCTACTTGCTAGCTATGTTTTGCTTGCTTGATTAAATTATATAGGGCTTCAATGGGAAAAGCAAGGGATCTCAAAAGATTTCCTAGGAAAATTTTTTGCTCCCTCGCGCCCCATTAGGACTTGTCTAGACTAGCGTTGATGCCAGCTAGCGATGCCTTGACCTCCTGAACATCGTTTACGATTGCCGGGAGAACCTTTCCCAGAGCACTTGTCACAGCTTCCGCCGCGATCGGAACAGTCATACCGATGCTCTCGATCGTATCCTTGAGCTCCTTGATCTGCGTTGCGATAGCTAGCAACGACAGTGCTACTGGGTAGTCTGTCTGCTCCAAGTTCGTCGACTCGATAGCGGACCGAGCGACGCGGATTGAAACGGAATCGTCGGGCATTCTCTTCTCCCTGTGGTCTCTCTTCAGGCCTAAGGCACCACCCTTAGACGACGCCAACACATGGCGTTTCGAATCAGGATCAGTAGTCTTCTACATCTCGGAGCTCGATGAGCTGAGTCCAGCCGTACTTCGGCGCGAGCTGCTTGATGTCCTGCTCATCGTACATGAACGACCACGACTGACCGAAGTACTGACTCATGATGTTGCGGCAGTTCTGGTCGCTGTAGCCGACGATCTTGACGTACTTCTTCCCGAGCGGGATGCCTTGCTGCAGCGAGACGTCCTCACGAAGCGAAGCCTGTCCATTGAGAACAGACACGAGCTTGTGCCCTACTCCGAACGTGAAGTAGCGCGCTACCAGGATAGGTGTCTCGTCCACAGGGGCCTGCTTGCGCCGAGTATCCACAGGGACGTCATCCATTGCAGCTTCTTGCATTGTCACCTCCTCGTGTTGCCACACACGGTTGATGTCCGTGTTCGTGAGGCCGCCGCACGTCGCTTGGCCGCGGCCCGACGCCCAGTTATGAGGAGCGTGTACTTCGGTGAGCTGACATTGGATGACTGGGATCTCGCCGTCGCCTGAGAGAAGTAGAATTTTGCCGTCGCGCTCTTCCTCTGGGTCGCGTTCGAGGTTGTTGTCCATGCGATGGTTCTCCTCTTCGAAGTGGTTTCCGTCATAGTAACTCAGTTGACCTTCCTCCAATGCGGGGAGTTACTGGGCTGCTCGCCGCACATGCCGACGTTCTGGTAGCCGCGGCAGCTATCTCCACCAGCGACTCCGACGTTCTGATATCCCCTGCAGCTGTCTCCGCCTGCGAGGTGAGGCATGATAGCCTTGCAGAGGAACGTGTGGATACCGTTCTTGCTGTCGCAGTGAGGCCTGACAGGGTTGGCGCGGTAGATGGCGATGAGTAGGTTGATCATGATTCTGGCACGTCCTCGTAGTAGACTTCGACGATCTGATTGTCATCGGGATCGCGAATGATTTTCACGACCTTGAACTTGTGCACGTCGCCAACTTTAGGAACTTCGGCTTCGTGCGTGTGATGCTTGCGGAAGGATCTCACGACTTGTGCACGTAGCTTCATGCCGTGTACTTCCTTTGCTTCTCGATATGGCCTACACGGTAGACCTTGCCAAGGTACTGAACCTCGTACCTGTAGCGAAAGCTCATTCTGTGCTTCCCTACTAGTACTGCTTGGACTCGGTTATGGAACAGCCGTCTAACGTCAATGACCTTGCTGCTGTTCGTCGTCGGGTCGTTGATTAGAACGACCGATCCCTTCTTCATTACACACCTCCTTTACAACCATCGCTACGACGTACGTCATAGGGTGAATACCCTTGACATGGTAGTCGACCCAGATCTCTGAGCCGACGAGCATAGCACCCCAGCATACGACATCTTGCGGCTCGCGCATTGTGCCGTCGGCGTAGGTAGAGACGTCGCGGATGTGGTCCTCCACTGCCTTTTCAGACCCTGTAAGACCACATCCGTCACATTCCCACATGTTAAGGGACACGAAGAACCTCGATGCGGAGCTCGCGAGCGCCAGCGATCCACAGGAAGGGAGATCGCTGAACTAGCATGTTCTCGCCGAGCTTGAAGTCCTCGCCACATGTTGCCTGCTTGCGAAGCTCGGCGTAGAAGAACGCCTTGCCCTCATCTTGCGCCCTGACTACTGTTCGGAAGGTCTCGATGTTCTCGACGATCTCTCGAACTGTGTAGTCGAAGAACTCGCCTTCGCTTGCATGGAATCTGTCAGTCATTGAGGTACTCCTTACATGCCTCGATGAAGCCGTAGAGGACGGCGATCTGCTCGTACAGGAACGCGTAGTCCTCTTCTGGATCGTACTTAGCTCCGTCGATCGCTCCGACAGGCTCCTTGGTAGGATGACGCATGAGTTCGATGACTCCGTACGTCAGGCCCTCTCGTGCCCAGGTTTCGGCTGTGAGTATGCTGTTCTTGTACTCGACAACCTTCTCCCGAGCGTACGTCATGAGGTCAGGGACCTTGTCGTAGCTGATCTCGAAGACGCGGTGTTCCATCTCGGGAGTCTTGTACAGGTAGAGGTACTGCTGCATGGTGACTGAAAGCGTAAGGTGGAGTTCCTCATCGCCTTCATAGAACTTGAAGTAGTCTTCCCAGCGACCTTCGGGCATTTGTTCTCCAGGTCTCATCAGGCAGCCTATCTGACTGCGACGCCATCACGGCGTTTCGACCAGTTAGAACGGTGGCTCTTCGGCAATCTCGCGATCGACGCGCGTCTGTTCGATCTGCTCGTCGAGGTCGAACTCGCCCGTTGTGACCGGGAGCAGGAACGGGCCTGTCAAGTCAGCGAGCGCGAGGTCTTCGTCACCTGCCTCCAGCGCCTCGGAGTGCTTGTCGTCCGTTGAGTCGTCGACGAACGGTGCTGCCGACGTGAGCGCGTCGATGAGGCGAACTCGATCTTCGTCAACGAGCTCCTCTCCGAGGACTCGAATGACTGTGTCGACAGTGACGTGCGAGAGGCAGACGCGAAGGAGAATGTCCTCGGCGACCGACTCCTTGTTGTTCTCAGTTACGACGACTTGCTTGCGATGCAATGCCACGGCGAATCTCCTTCTTGTGTACTTGACCGAGCGGTGCTCCGGCAAACGCTAGGATCACGAATCCGTAAGGCAGAAAGACTACTGTTGCCATTACTGCCAGAGCTATGAGGATAATGAGTAGCGTTCCTAGGGTTCCGAGAATCTCTAGGAATATTAGCCTGTCACCTTTCTCCCTAGGCGGCTTGGGTAGTTTGTACTCTTGGAGCTGGACGAAGTATGCCTCGAAGCTCATGCTATCGCCAGCGACCCTAGGATGTTGTTGAGCGCCACAGTGGGGTTCTCTAGCACTCGTGGGCGGTTGAGGAGCACTCCCTCGATCGCTTGCTGGCCTCGTCCCATCCAACGCTCTCCTGCAGACTGTGCAATGGAGAGTAGCGGAATGGCGATCTCCTCAGGTCTGTTCTTGAGACCTTCGGGAATCTCTGGCTCCTCGGGAAGCTTGTCACGCACTTGCGCTGCCCACATCGCGATCCAGGGAACCAATGCCGCTGCTTGCTCGCGTGCAAGTCTCCCGAACCTCTGCGGCGGTTCAGTTGCTTTCGCCATGTGCACGATGAAGCCTCTGGACAACAACGCGTCGAGGTTGCCATCTGTGCCTGTTTGCACCTTGTCGAGAGCGGCAATCGCAACAGGTCCGAAGACGTTGGTGCGATTAGGCTTTCCGCCAATCCCGTTCAGAATGGATCCGTCGCGAGTGTAGCCCTGGTTAATGACTGCTCGCACGGAGCTCTTCCTGCCTCCTGAACCAAAGAGAATATCTCCTTCGTCCAGAAGCACAGTGGCGTGCTCCTTGTTAATCGTGAACACGAGGCCTGGCTGCGTAGGTTCGATGTCTAGCCCGAACGTATTCGGGCACAGCAGATTCAGCAACTTGAGTACCGTCGATTTGCCACTCCCTGGCTCGGAGCTCAGAAGGTACAGTCTAGGACTCGTCTCAAACACTAGCGTCTGATTCGCGTCCCGCATGTAAGTATGAGCGATCCACAGGGTGACGACATCGAGTGCCTCTGGCGTCATCTTGGCGTACGTGTTAACGTACTGCGCTACTGTGTCGAGTAGCAGGTCACCAGGTATTTCTGGATCTCTTCGTGCTGGTAGCATCTTCCTCCGATCTCATCAGGCCCAGCGTAACTGGACGACGCCTCGCGGCGTTTCGATCTTTTGGCTAGAGATTTTTGCTTTTCTTTTATTGTACATGGGCTTGCTATGGAATTGCAAGGGCTTTTAACTAGGAATTTTTATCGCTACCTCCGTTCTTGACCTCGAGCGGTGTGTCGAGGTCAATGTCGTCTGGGAACTTCAAGAACCTGACAGCCCAGCCCTTACGACGACCGTTACGGACGCGATTGACTTCGACGTTGCCGCCCATTCTCGACGCCCTGTTACGGATTTGCTGCTGGATTGAATCTGTCTCGTAGTCTTCACCTTCCCAGATGATAACTGACGTGCCATCCTGCAGCCATTTATCCCAAGGGTACTTTGGCTTACGCCCACGGCTAACGTACTCGTAGTCACGAGGCTTGTTTGGATCGACGATCTCCATTTGTTTACCTCCTCATTCTATTATATAGGGTTTTAGTGGACAAAGCAAGGGGTTTCAAAAGAAAGTTTTTGAAACCCCTCCGTGAAGTTAGTGTAATAGTGCATTAGGGGCCGTGATTTTGCTGCGGCTACATAAACGGCCACGCTGCAATCAATAAACAAACTACGGTTTCTAATCTACTTCTTATGCGCTTAGCTCTACGACTAAGAGCAGCTGTTGGATGTAAAAGCACAGTATAATCGCACGGCCGTACATGTACCGGCAATTTTAGGTATTTGCTTTTAATATTACAAGAATAGTTATATTTAGATAACATCGTAAGACTTTAGAATTCTTTCCTGGAACTCGTGTCTTCAGTGTGTATCTACTTCATCATTTAGAGCATAAAGCTCAAAGGCTCACAATCACGGTGGCATTTCCATACTAAACGAAGCCACTTTATACTTAGCGGGTGCGTTTACCATGGGAACGATTATCGGGTTCACATGAACCGCCGAGAGCAGTGGTATACTCTGTATCTGATGCAGCGAGGGGAGTTAGGTTGCGGTCTACACTGTAAGCCGCTTTAACGAAGCTGCGTTGCTGTGTCTCTGCTATACGCTGCCTAGGAGATACGAGCCGCTTCGTCGGACGTGCAGGACGTGGAGCATTCTCCGGACGCTTCTTGATTTCGCTCTCCGCGTTCCTGAGGTACTCTTCCCAATCGGAAGGAATCATCGCGCATCTACTCCCTGTGGAGACCTGGCTCATCAGTACCGGGCGGTCATGTCCGGTAGACACCCCTTTCGGGGTGTTTCGCCTAGCTCATGAACTGCTCGGCGAGCTTGTCGTAGTCCTGCTTGCCGGCGACTGCGTCTCCGCGCTCGATGCGGGCGACGAAGTCCTTGATGTACTCGGCGAGCGGCTCGGCCTCGAAGTAGACCTTCTCCTTGTCGGCGCGCGTGCTGTAGTTCGACGGGATCGTCCCGTTCTTCGCCGCGGAGTACATCTGCTGCGGCGGGATCTTCCGGTCGATGCCCTTGAGCTCGAGGATGCGGTTGATGACCTGGGCGGCGGCGTACGGCGTGAGCGGCGACATCGGGGTCTTGTTCGAGGTGTTGGTGTTCTCGACCATTTTGGGCTCCTAGTTTTTGATGGTTGTTGGTTTTTGTTCTTACTTTATTTTACACGGGCTACTAGGGGAATTGCAAGGGCGTTTGAAAAGATTCTCTAGGCAATTCAAACGCCCTTGCATCCCTAGTTCGCCAGGGCGAGCTCTGCGGGGAAGAGCTCGTGGTAGACGTGGAGGATGTGGATCTCGAAGGCCATTAGGTCTTCGATCGACTTGTGCGGCTTGCCGTCATCGTGGGCGCGAATGAAGTCGCCGATGATGAAGTGTGTTTCCCCGCACTTCTGGCAGTCGACGTGGTAAACGTCGTTTTCGTCGAGGCCGTTCATTGTACTGCCTCGCACGAGACGCCGACGTTCTCGACGCTGCAGTAGTGCGTGTCGGTGCCGATCGAGACGCCGTAGGTTCCGGCGAAGTGATCGACGTGGGTGAACGGTGCCGCGATTGCGAGGAAGGCAATCGCGAAGCCGATTCCGAGGCGCTTCTTCAAAGCAGACTCCTCTCCTTGAAACGCAGTCTCATTGTAGAGACTAGACAGCGGGGGGCTTTCGCCCCCCCGTCATCTAGCTCCTACATGAACTGCTTGGCCAGTTCGTCGAAGTCGACCCGACCTGCCTGCTGCGAAGCGGGCTTGTCGAGCCAGGCCTTGAAGGCGTCGCCGTCGAAGTATACCTTCTCCTTTTCCGCCCGCGTCTTGTAGTTCGAGGCGATGGTTCCGTTCTTGGCGTAGCCGTACATCATCTGCGGCGTAACCTTGCGATTCTGATCCTTCGCTGCGAAGACGCGGTTGGCGACCTGTGCGGCAGCGTAAGGGGTCAGGTTCTCCATGATACTTCTCCTTTGTATAGATACCTAGCTTGTCTAAGTATCTAGTAAGATAGATACGAGCGTATCTATCAAACTAGATATTTAGCTCTCGCACGAACACGAACCGTTCGTACTCTTCGCTTCGTAGCATTTCGAACATATGTTGCGTTTCGAGATATTGAATCCTCCTGAGAACTTACGATCGGCGTCGCGATCAGCTGCTGCGCGATCGAACTTCGCTTTCGGAGAGGAGAGATGCGCGAGATGCTGCGTCGCTCCGTAGCGCTGCGTTGTCTCATATTGAGAGCGCTGAGATTGAAGCATGAGAGTCTCTTTCTTTTAGAGAGTTTTGTAGAATGAAGAGAAGTAAGATATTTAGTTGAGAAGTAGCAAATAAATAAAAGAAATAAAGTTTTGATTTATTTGATTTATTTATTTTTTGTTATAACTATATTTTAGTTGATCATGTCAAAAATTTCAAGACCCTAGGACTTACGCCAATCTAGCCTTAAAGTTTGTGTATAACTTGTGAACTCGTGAGGAATCATTGGAGACCATATATAATAGAATCATGGACGATAAGCAGTACGATCCCATGGCCGAGATCGAAAAGGAGATCTTCGGGGAAGAGACGCATGCGCAGAAGGCGAAGCGTATACTCACCACGAACACTCCGTTCGCTGCTGCGCAGATCGTGAACTTGGCCATGAATGGTAGTTCCGATCGCATTCGTCTCGAAGCGTCGAAGACGATCCTCGATCGCACGCTTGGTCCGGTCGGGAAGGACACGCAGGAGGACGTTCTCAACGACTTCCTCGAGGGTATCCAGAAGCTGTCGAAGGAATAGCAGTCGAAAGCTGTTCTTGACAGCCAAGCGCTGGCAGTGTTTATTATATACCGCCCTGTGGCGCTTTAGATGAGAGGAGGGGCCCGTGGTTGACGCACTGACGCAGTCGTTCTGGAAGAAGGTTGGCTACGAGCCCCATGATCGTCAGCTGGAGTACCATGACAGTACGGCTCGCTTCAGGGTTCCATGTTGTGGGAGACGATTCGGCAAAAGTACCATGGCTGCCAGGGACGTCACTCCTAAGCATCTCTTGAAGCCGAATCAGATGGTATGGATCGTAGGGCCGACGTATGACCTGGCTGAGAAGGAGTTCCGAGTCATTTGGAACGATCTCATCGTAGGTCAGAAGCTTGGTAGGGACAAGCGTGTCAAGAGGGCGTACAACAAGAGATCTGGCGACATGTACATCCAGTTCCCCTGGGGAACAAGGGTTGAGTGCCGTTCTGCTGAGCATCCTGAGTATCTTGTTGGTGAGGCTTTGGATCATGTCATCATGTCCGAGGCTGCTAAGCACAAGAAGGAAACCTGGGAGCGCTACGTTCGGCCAGCTCTTGCTGACCGCAGAGGCGGAGCTGATTTCCCTACTACGCCAGAGGGTTTCAATTGGCTCCACGATCTCTGGCAGCTCGGTCGTCGTGACAAATTCCGAGGGATCTATCAGTCTTGGCGATTTCCGTCTTGGGAGAACGTCGCTGTCTATCCAGACGGGCGAACTGACGATGAGATCCTCCTTCTTGAGGATACAAGCGAGCCGGAGTGGTTTCAACAGGAGATAGGAGCCGACTTCGCTTCGTTTGTCGGTAAGATATTTCCGCGTTGGGATGAGACTCAGCATGTACTGTCTGAGGACTACAAGTTCATACCCGGTTGGCCTAACTACATAGCGTTTGACTGGGGCTTCACGAACCCGTTGGCAGCTGTTGAGTTTCAGGTCTCGCCTCAAGACGAGATTTTCGTCTGGCGTGTGCATTACAAGAAGTACAAGACCATACCAGACCACATCGACATTATGATGCAACGTGACCAGCCAGTAGGCTACCACATCGACTTGATGTTCGGTGACCCTGCAGATCCTGAAGCCGCTACGATGGTGACGACGGAACTACAGAAGCACGGTATGTATGTTCAATGCTGGGCTCCGCCGGAACTGAAAAGCCAGTACACATGGCGTGACGGTATTGACCTTATGTCTTCCTTCATGAAGCCAGTGGAAGTGCACAAGGACAAGTGGGGCGCACCCATTGAGCGGCCAAGGTACCTGGTATCGTGGGATTGCAAGGACCACATTCGGGAGCTGAACAACTACCGCTCCAAGGAGCCAGTTAAGGGGCAGAACGTCCCTGAGCTTGGTAACAAGGTCGAGGACCACACCATCGACGCAATGCGATATGCGTTGCTATGCCTGTTCAAAATGGGTGCTCGGAACAACAGGCTGACGGCGGCAATGACACAGAGCGCCCCTGTGGAGCTTTCACCTAAGGACCGGGCCGTCAGCCGTGCCGTTGAGCAGGATGGCTTCTCCCAGCTTATGGGCTCATCCAATGAGGGCGGGTTCTTCTCGCTAGGTTCGACTGACAATGAGGTGGTCTTCTAATGGACCTGAATGGGCTGCCGCGAGTTGACTTGCAGGATCTGCTAGATGGCGGATACGAGCCTGTTCTCGTTGACAATGAGCCAGGTAACTCGTTCATTGTGATGGCTCCTCCTGGTCACCACGTGATGACTGACGACAGTACGCCTTCCCAAGTCTTCGCAGGGAATGAAGAAGTTGCCGAGTATCAGATGGCTCAGCGCGAGCCGACTATGCGGCAGCGGACGGGTGTCCAGAAGCGTGGTCGCAAGCCTGCATCGACTCAGACGTCTCCAGGAACGATTGTTGGGACGACGCAGCAAGACGGATTGCAGTTCGATCCTAAGCCCGACCAGAAGATAGGGTTCGGTTCCGAATCGGGAGAAGTTCGTCCTCATGCGCGAGTCGACTTGGCTCAAGGTCGTGGTGTTGGTACTGGCGCTGCTGTTGGCGGTATCGGTAATGAGCTTGGCAGTGCTACTCCTTCACCCTTCACCAGCTGGGTACGACGGGAATACAATAAGGACCTGTATGGTATAAAGGGCCTGCGCATCTACGACAGGATGCGCAAGTCTGACGGCACGGTTCGCGGAACGATGCGCCTAGCGAAGACGCCTGTGCTGGCCGGACAGTGGACGATGAAGCCTGCTAGTCAGTCCAAGAAGGACCAGCAGATAGCGTCTTTCGTCTGGAAGAATCTGACGCAGTGGACCTCGACGTCGTGGCCTCAGACGCTGACCGAGTCGTTGCTAATGCTGGACTTCGGCTACTACATGTTCGAGAAGGTCTTCTGTCCTGGAGAGCAGGTGACGAATGATCCAGACGCTCGAGGTAAGATTGTTTGGCAGAAGCTCGCACCGCGTCATCCGATGGACGTCAAGGAGTGGTTTTTCGACTATGAGGGCGGCCCACTATCCGTCGACTTGTGGGCTCCCCCGGTTTTCGTTCCCGGTCTACAGGGTGGCGTATTTCAGGGCTTCCAGCAATGGGTCAACATCCCCATCAATAAGCTCCTGGTCTTTTCCTTCGACAAAGAAGCAGGAAACATTGAGGGTATTTCCTTGCTGCGTTCTGCCTACAAGCACTGGTACTACAAGGACAACCTCTACAAGATAGATGCGATCCAGAAGGAGCGCCATGGGATTGGCGTACCGGTCATCCAACTTCCTGTGGGCTATTCGCCGCAAGATCTGGCCAACGCAGACGCCTTGGGACGAAACCTGCGGACCAATGATCGTGCGCACGTTGTCCTTCCACCAAACTGGTTGCTATCCTTTGCAGAGCTCAAGGGTCACCCCGTTGACTGTATCGCCTCGATCAACCATCACGACGAGGAGATCGAAAAGCAGATCCTCGGCCAGTTCCTGACGACGGCACAGAAGACCGATGAGCAGGACCAGACGCTGTTCCTTAAGGCGACTAGGTTCACTGCGGACATCGTAACGGATACGTTCAACTCCTATGCCATACCACAACTCGTCGACATGAACTGGGCGGGTGTACGGTACCCTCAGCTGGTCGTGAAGAGGATTGGTGAGCAGGAGGATTGGCGTACCAACAGCTTCACGATTCGCAACTACGTCGGTGCAGGCGTTATCGTTCCCGACCAGCCACTCGAAGACATGCTTCGTGACGAGCTTGGCCTACCGCCATCTGATCCCGAGACGTCCAGGCTCATCCGTTCGACGGAGAACCGGAACGTTGCACAGCCTGCACCGTCTGAGCTTCCTGGTAACCCTGCAGACATCGAAGCGGCTCTCAAGTCGGGTCAGATTACGCAGGAGCAGTACCAGCAGATGCTTAACCAGCAACAGGCTGGCGCCGGTGGTACTCAGCAGCAGGGTGCGAAGCCTGGCGCTCCTAGGCAGACGCCTCCAGGCACAACTCCGCCCTCCACAGGACGCGGTGACGGTTCAGGTACTTCAGGAAGGCGAGGACAGTGACAGGAAGAACTCTGCAGTGGGCACACTGCTGCAGGACGGCAGATGACCATCCCAGGCACCATCACTACGATGACAATGGTGTGCTGATGTCGAAGCACATCGACTGTTGCGCCAAGGATGGCTGCCCCGATGGCTCGTGCCCAGTAGCTCTTGAGGAGTCGAACAACGCCCAAGGCCAAGAGCTCATTCACCACCTTGAGCGTCGAGCACTAGAGGCGGAGGCTAACAATGCCTAGTGGGATGGACGCAACGCGTTCGCAAGCAATCCTCGCAGCTTCAGTAGGCAAGTCGGCATTCCCGACCTTCACCGACTCGACGCACGCCTACCTGAAGCTGTGTACAGGTACGGCTGCAGGCAGCCCTTCTGCAAACACGGGAACTGAGATCACGCCTGGCGGAAGCTACACTAGCCCGGGCGTTCCTTTCAGTCCGACAGCCATTTGGGGCTCTGCCAGCTACTCAGGCGGGGGCAGCGACGCTGCTGGGACGGCTTCGATTACGAGTTCCGGCGGAGTCATCAGCCAGACGAACATGCCTGCGGCTACTGTGAACCAGGTCGAGGAGTGGGACAACACTTCGGGGACGAAGCTTCGCTGGTGGTGGGGCGATATGTCGGCAGCTGTTACCACGAACCTGGGTGACACCCTCTCGTTTGCCGCAGGGAACATTACGGCATCTCTGAACGTGTAGCTTATGACTAGCTACAGGGGAATGGACGGAGTTTCCGGACGCCCGGGTACTGGCTCCTCAGGTACTCAGCCTCCGACTTCGGCTACTTCCTTTTCTGGTAACTACATACCTGGGTTGATGTTCGAGACTACCCAGGCTGGTTGCTTCTTCGAGGGCTACTGGTGGTGGGTACCCACAGGAGGTCTTACAGCTCCCCAGAAGTTCTGTCTCTGGTGTGTTGACGACGTATTTACCGTCGAGCGTAGCAAAGTCATTGCGGATAGTATTGTCACATCTGGAACGCTATCAGCTACTCCTGTAGGTGCTGAGGTCGGTGGACACTTCAACTTTGTTCCGTTGCCTGCACCGATTCCAATCTCTCTTGCGACGACATATTGTGCTGCTGCAGGTGTTAATGGCCCTTTCCCCGACACGCAGAACCAGTTTGGTTCAGGACAGCCTTACTCTGCAGGTATTGTTAATGGGCCACTGAACATCTTCAGTGACCACAGTGGCTCGAACCCTGAGCCGATGAGTCAGTTCCAGGGACCGTTTACTACTGCAGGTTCTGATCCTACAGTTAATAGGCCCTTTTCTGACGACCTGTCTGACATACTTTGGCTTGATGTACAGGTCCGCGATGACACACCTGCTGGATACAAGGGCAACTACGAGCTGTGGCCTAACAAGACCAGCGCATCACTAGGAACCATAGGCGACTCGCCTACCACCTTTGTACTGTCGCACGAGATCCATGTCTCAGCACAGGTTTCGACGTTCTACGTCAAGTTCTATAGCAATCCTAGCAGCGCTACTTCATTGCCTACGTGGGCAGGTATCTATGATACAGCCACGAAGGCGTTGGTAAGTGCTAATACATCTCCGACTTGGACGAAGCTAGATGGAACTCCAGCCAGTGTTGGAGACGGCTGGATCTATTGTACCTTCTCCGTAACTCTGCCTATAGGCGTTTACAAGGTCTGCGTCTACAACGCTAATGGCGCTGGCGGTACTTGGTCTGCTACGCAATATGGCTACTTCAGTCCTGGCGGTCCTGGCGGTTCAGGCCTTACGTGGGGACCACTGTTTGCACCGCCTCCTTCAGGCGCTCTGAACGCTTACGTCTACTTCAACAACCCAACACAAACGCCTCCTTACACCGATGGTCATTCTCAGGAGCAGGCACAGGGTTCGTTTGCCGTAACGGGGCCACAGTATCCATATCTGTACGTTGACTACACCTTCCCAGGTACAGGTGCGCCCACAGGAGCGGTAGCAGAGAGCTTCTGGGTTGACCTTGTAGTCGGTCCGCCTGTAGTTACGCAGCCTGGAGCAGCAGCCTTCGAGGGCTCTGGCGGCTTCATGATAGGCGCCGCTGCAGGCATCGTACACTTTCGCGGTTCAGGATCCTTCTCAGCGAAGGCGACCAGTACTTACCAGCGTGGGCTAGTCCTCCATGGCTCTGGAGCGTTTAACGTCCAGATAGTCGGTACGCGCTTTGGAGCTGTTGCCCTCAACGGCTCTGGATCATTCACTGCAGGTGCCGCGAATGTCACTGAGCATGGTACTGCACACTTCTCAGGGTCGGGTTCCTTTGTCGTAGGGAATACGGGCCCTGGGGACATACGGACAGCGCTACATCTAACTGGAACGTTTACAGAGACGAACCAGCTAGGTGGCACAGTAACCAATGCAAATGTCTTGGGCGGTAGCGTAACTAATGCCAATGTCTTGGGCGGTAGCGCCGTAACGCTAGACCCTGTGGAAGCTACACTAGTGGAGTGGACCATGCAGGAAGTCGATATCAACCTGGCCGAGTTCAACGACGAGACCCTGAACTTGACGCTCGCCTCTTCAGGTAGCCCCTTGAACCTTACAGGTTTCAACCTGAACATGTATCTTAAGGTCAAGCAGGGCGATGCCGACAGCGCTGCTACGACTACGAAGCTGTCTACCACTACTGGTGAGATTACCATCACCAACGCATCTCAGGGTCTGGCAACGGTAGCGATTCCGAACTCTGACTTGCAGGCGCCTTCGTTCACCTTCTACCGCGTTGACCTTGTCGGGAGCGGTAGCAAGCAGAACACCGCGATCTACGGCAAGGTCTCTACAACTTCTCTGTGAGCTGCTTTAGCTCGTTTCATCGAATATACTTAAATAGACTGAGTCTAAAGTAAGTCTAACTGTAGACAGAGCTGATGTAGCCCCTTTACTACAGCGCGCTTCTCAAAGCGTCTAACTCGATTCTAAATGTTTTCATCGGAGCCCCTTGTGGAACAGCTTGGAGCCCATATATAATAAGAGGACAGAGGTGAAACCGAAGTGGGTGTATATAACCCAAGCGGGTCAGGAAACGTTCATGTAGACGGAATCATGGGGAGCAAGCCAATGCCACCTAGGAAGCCTAGGGCAGGTGCTAAGAAGCCGGCAGCCAAGAAGGGCATGGGCTTCGCGGCAGCTGC